TGGATTGGTGATGCTAAGCATTCATCAAGAACCAGCGATCACAATCCAGATGAACAATCAGGGTGCGTGCGAGCAATTGATATTGACGCTCGGCTTTCTGACGACAAAGGGATTTCAGCATATTTGGCAGATCAGATTAGGATTTATGGGCGAGATAATGGGCGTATCTCTTATGTAATTCATCAGGGAAAAATTGCCAGTCCTAGAATGTTTTGGAAATGGCGCAAGTATTCTGGCATTAATGCTCATAATCATCATATTCATATCAGTTTCAAATCCACAGCAGATCATTCAACTAAATTCTTTGACATTCCATTACTAGGAGGAAAAAATGAAACAATATAAAGCGATGGCAGCATCATGGATCAGATCATTTTTGGCTGGTGCATTGGCTGTTTACAGTGTTGATGCTTTTGATTTAAAGGGAATGCTGTCTGCTGGATTGGCAGCTGTAATTCCAGTCGCAATTCGCTATTTGAACCCATCAGATCAAGCGTTTGGTTTCAAGGTTGATTAATGAGTGCAAACGAATGGGTCGCTTTAGGCGTTGGCGCATGCGCAATCGCAAGCAGTTTATTGCTGGCTCTGCGTTGGGTTATTAAATCCTATTTAGCAGAGTTGCGCCCGAATGGTGGCTCATCAATGAAAGATCAAATTAATCGACTTGAAAAGCGTGTCGATGATCTATTTGTCTTAATTAGTCAGTCATAATTTTAATTATGGCGAACACACGAAAACCTATCAAACGCAAAAAGATCAATCGTCGAGTCGTTCGCCAAACTCCTGAACCATTAACAAAGATCGATCAGCATTACATGGCTTTGCATGAATGCTATAAAGCAGCTAGAAAAGCAGGATTTACGCCTGAACACGCTTTTTGGCTTATGACTGAACACAAGACTTTTCCTGATTGGATTGTAGGCGATGGCGGAATAATTCCTTCTATTGATCCAACTGACGATGAGGATCAAGATTAAAGCCAACCGCAGGTATCTTGTAACACCCGATCTTCAAATTCCACTACATCACCCACAAGCTGTAAAAAACCTAATTCGCATGAGCAAACATGAAAAATTTGATTATGTCCTAAATGTTGGTGATGAGCTGGATATGACCAGTCAATCGCGTTGGGTGAAGCATACTAAACTTGAGTTTGCTGAAACACTTGATCAGGAAAGAACAATTGCTCAAAACATTCTTTACGATTTAGGCACGACAGATATAATTCGATCAAATCATACGGATAGATTATTCACGACCCTTCTCAAAGGTGCGCCATCACTACTTGGGTTACCGGAATTGGTCTATGAAAAATTTATGGATTATTCAAATCTTGGCATTCGTTTCCATAAAAGGGCTTATGAATTTGAAAAGGGGTGGTATCTTGCTCATGGGGACGAAGGGGTTATGTCTAAGCACGCAGGTATAACTGCCCTTAATTTGGCTAAAAAGTGGGGTAATAGCGTTGTTTGTGGGCATACCCATAGGCAGGGTGCTACTCGACACCAAACTGGCTTAAATGGGCGTTATTCAACGATTTGGGGCATTGAGGCAGGTCATCTGATGGATATGAAAAACAAGGCTTCTTATCTCAAATATGCATCAGCCGATTGGAACATGGGATTTGTTGTGCTCAGTTTTGGCAACAAAGGTATGAGCGTTGAAGTAATTCCAGTCAATCATGATGGTTCGTTCAGCTACAATAAGCGTTCTTATGGAGTGTGAAACAGACTATAAGCCACGCACGATTGATGATCATATCGATGCAGTTGAGGCTCTTGGCTTTATCTAATCGTTATAAAACACGCCGAAAGTAATTAACCACGCTTCCTTGATTTAGGTCATACTTTATGTATCCACAACCGCTGTGGAAATGTAAGGGAGCGACATGACAGCAAAAGACGACATGCTACAACTGGCTTGGATATTTCTGGGGCTAGTGGCATTTACTTGGATTATCTACGAAATCAGAGATACTGCATTCCAGAATGGTTATTGGAAGGGCAGAGAAGCTGGATGGCAATCACATAGACGATTGACAAACATTCGAGCAAAGTCTGATGAAGTGTTCGATTATGACAAAAACTGAAACTCTGTTTGATGAGGTCATTACTACGATCCAACAGCGTGGAGCGGTCTATGGACATCCGTATTACAACCACAAACGAATTGCAGGCTTATGGTCTGCTTATCTCGACTTCCCAATCACACCACATCAAGCTGCATTATGTATGGCATTGGTCAAGGTTTCTAGGCTTAGTGAAACCCCAGATCATTACGACAGCATCAAAGACTTCATCGCCTATGGATCTGTCTATAAAACTGTGCTTGATGCAGTCCAAGATGAAAACTGGGAGGATTGAAAATGGGTTTTAATTTAGAGAATTATGAAACAGTAGAATCAAGATTGGAGAAATGGCATGGACAATACCCAGATTCCAGATTGGAAACAGAGCTTATCGAGGCATCAAACAATCGATTCATTGTATTTTGCAAACTATTCAAAACAGAGGCAGATGCCAAGCCGTGCTCGACAGGACTCGCTTCTGAAACGATTTCGGATAGAGGTGTCAATGCTACTTCTGCGTTGGAGAATTGCGAAACTTCAGCGATCGGTAGAGCACTTGCAAACGCTGGTTTTGCAGCTAAAGGAAAAAGAGCTTCTAAAGAGGAAATGGTAAAGGTTGCTAGTTTCAAAGATAAATTAGAATCTAAGCAAAACATTTATGGAAAGTCCGGGCGATCTGCTGCGATTGAAACTGCGCTTCGTAGTTCATTTGAGGCTGATAAAGATGTTGCGCCAGTTGCTTGGACAGTTGGTGATGTTGTATCTGAAATTGGTGCATCAACACCGAATGAACCGCCTGCCTGCGAGCATGGTCATATTCTTAAAGAAGGAATATCTAAAGGAGGTAAGCCTTATTATGGTTATGTATGCAAAGCAAAACAATGCGAACCTAAATGGGCAAAACTTACAGCTAATGGAAAATGGTATTTCGAAGGAGGTGAATAAATGGGTGAATTACAAATCATTGACGGCTCTGGCCTAACTGCTACTTTTACAGATAGCGGAGTAAAGGTAGAGCCATCAACAGTTGTCTGCGATGTTTGCAACGATGACAGATTACTTCATGAGGGCGATCTGCTTCGATGCTATGTTTGCCACGCAATCAATCGGATTCCATAATGCCGAATTACGAATACGAATGTGATGGCGAGGGGTTGAGTATTGTATTGGATCTACCAATGGAGCACGAAATCCCTTGTTGTCAAGTATGTGGGGCTAAATTAAGGCGTGTCTATACAGCTGTTCCAGCAATCTTTAAGGGATCTGGGTGGGCTAGTAAGAAATGAAATTTAGGTGCAATTTCTGCTCTGCCAATTCTGAATTCATTTGGCTTGATGGGTATTCCACAGCTGATGGATTTAGAGTATTCCAATGTCTTAAATGTTGTGCTGTTGGAGCAAAGAACTTAGCAGAAGCCACCGACACTCAAGAACCTGTTATTCGATGCACAAAGTGTGGTTCTTGGCAGTTTGTAGATCAGCTCTGTCATACTTGCGAATTGATTGGAGTAAAATGAAATTTGCTATTGCTGATCCACCATATTTGGGGCGAGCAAATCGATGGTATGGTGAAACTGGTTGCGGAAATGGTTATGGCTTGGGCAAAGCTGATACTCATCCAGAAGCTTATCTTTGGGATAATCCAGATACACACAAAAATCTAATCCAAACACTTTTCAATGATTATGATGGGTTTGCAATTGCATTAACAGTCCATAGCCTTTCTACTTACATGGAGGAAATAAAGACTAACTCAAAAAATGGCATCAGAGTTATGGCTTGGATCAAACCATCAGCAGTTCCATCAGGCAATAGAATTCAAAATGTGTGGGAGCCAGTAATTATCAAAATGCCACAATCGAGAAAGAATTACAAAGCTGGCAAATCTTGTAAAGATGTTTTAACAGCTCATCCTCCTAGAAATGGCTTTGTGGGAGCTAAACCAATCGAATGGACTAATTGGGTAATGGACGCTATGGGTGTGCAAGGCGGTGATACAGTCGATGATCTATTCATTGGCTCTGGAATGGTGTCTGAAGCAATAACATCTCGCACGCTTACGACACGCGATAATTCTATTAGATTTGGAATGATGTGATACCCTTAAACGCAAATTCGCTTTCAGAGCGAAAGGGCGATCTGCGAAGCAGAAAGATCGCAAGGTTTGGTTTGGTGATATCTCTGTTCATTGCCTTGAACATAGCCTTTGTAAAAGATAATTCCGTAGCTGCTAATACAACAAACCATTACAGACAATGGGCTTTCATACAGCTTAATAATTTAGATGAATTCTATTGTTTAGATGAATTATATTTTAAAGAATCAAGATGGAATCCAAAAGCCCGGAATGGTAGTCATTATGGAATACCTCAAGGTAAGAGCAAATATCTATTAAAGGCTAATGGGTTTAAGCAGGTAGAATGGGGTATCAAATATAATCTCAATCGTTATGGATCAATGTGTAAAGCATTAGAACATCTAAAGACGAAAGGTTTCCATTGAGTAGATCAGCGTTAAGAGATAGCGGATCGACCAGACAATGGCGGAATATAAGAGAAAGAATACTTAGGAGAGATGGGCATATCTGTCAATACTGTGGGCAAGAAGCAGATACAGTTGATCATGTGATACCTAGAAGGCTTGGCGGATTAGATAGTGATGATAATTTAGTTGCAAGTTGCAAAAGATGTAATTTATCTAAGGGTGGGCGGTTTTTTGTGAGCAAGAGAACACCACCGACCCCCCGTTCCTTTTCTAACCCACAAAACACCT